CCTCCGATCTTTTTCAGCAGATACGCCCGGTTGGGGTCGTTGTCAGAGGGCTGAACATATCGGGCCACCAGGGGGTTATTGGCCCCAGTGGAGTGGACCATCACGCCTCTGGGGGTGATGGTTCGTCCCGCTTTGTAGCAGTCGTTTTTGGTGAAAAAGCACTTGATCAAATTCACGGTTATTCCTCCTTATCCGGGGCTATGGCATCCCCGGCAGCATCTACGGCATTTTTCCCAGCGGCCAATAGACGAGAAAGCCATCCTGGCACAGGAGCGCCCATTTCCACGGCATTCTCAGTGATAGACCCAAGTTCCGTAAATATGTACCAAACGAGAACCACGGAACAAATCAATCCGCTCAATTCAAATGGCAGTTGCACCACCGGGAAGTGCTCTACTACCTCGACCATTACTGCATCTGCGATGGCCGACACGACCACCACAAGGATCATCCCAGCCTTGTGCCAGATCCCATCCCTTGCCTTAGCGCTGCTCCACTCCCCAGCCCTTGCGGCAGCGGCCGACCCGCTGATGTAGTCGATGGCCATGCAGACCACCCATCCCACTACCAGCCAACCCAGCCCGCCCCACACAGTGGACAATGTGCCCACCAGAGCAGTGATCGCAAGTTTAATTTCTGTTACCTTCTGCAAATTCCTTCCTCCTTCTTACTGGTACACGGCCCCGTCTGTATTGGCCGGATCATAAGTGCGGATATACCAATTTACATAATTCTGATAGCTGGCATTGAAGCTCTCCATGCGGTTCTGGTACAGCTCCAGCTCCCCATCTGCCTGGTGCACCTTGGCCAGCAGCCAGTGCACATACAGATCACTGTGGGGCCATCTCACTGCCAGCTGGTCCTTCCATACTTTCTCCAGTGTCTCCAACTCTTCCGGGGTCTTCAACATGACATCCGCATGGATTTTTCCTTCCAGTTCTCCCAGCCATTCCAGCTTCTGCTCCTGGCTGTACTGATTGGGAGCCAGTCTGTCCACCTCATTTACAACAGAAAGTGCATTCATATGCGCTCCTCCTCCCCTGTGTGGGAGCACCCCTCCCTATGATGGGAGGGGTTGTGCTCAGGTGGGCAGTGCCACGCCGTCAGACACGCCGCCCACGGCGGCAAAGCGCCAGTCGTTGAAGGTGGCGTTAAAGCGGCTGCGGCCGCGCCAAACGTTGGCATCGGTGTTCTCGTCCACGGTGGAGCGCACCGCCAGCTGGATACGGTCGTTCCACACCGCCCCGCCGTAGGTCTGGTTATACTTGCTGTCCAGCAAAATCCAGGGCGCCTTACCGGAGCTGAGGTCCACAAACTGGTTGAGGTAGCTCCACACAATGACGTTCCAGCGGCCGTACTGGTAATTGAAGGCATTGTTGGCGGTGGTGGGCTCCTTGTCCGCGCCGATGGCGGCAAAGACCGTCTTTTTCAGAGTGGACACCTCAGGAATGAGAATGGTGTCGGGGGCCACGTCCAGAATCTCGTCGTTGTCGCCCCGGAACAGGTGCATGGCGGTCTCCATCTTGCCCAGGGCATCCACAGAAAACTCGTCGCTGAACCGGTTGGACTGGGTCTCACCGGAGACCTTGGGGGGATGGGCGGTGTGGAACATGGTCACGCCGTCGGCGCTGGTAATGTCAAACGCCCGTCCCTTGTAGGTCATCTGCTTCTGGCCAGAGATTGCGCCACTGTACAGAGCGGCACCGAACAGCTCCCGGGTACGGTTGTAGCTGGTAATGAAGGCTGCGGGCTGCTTTTTCATGTCCAGAATCTTGGAATCCTCCATCATCTCCGCAGAGATGGAGAAGGAATCCTTCCAGGTGTCGTACACCAGAAGCTTCTGGTAGCCCTCCTGCATGCCGTCCAGGGGGTACGCGCCGTTCTCGCCCACGGGTTCAAAGCCGCTCATGGCGGTCATGGTGGTCATGAGGTCGCCGTAGTTCTCACTCTTGCCCATGAGAAACAGATCCTTCAGCACAGACTGTTTCTCGCACTGCTCTCCCCGCTGCTCCAGGAACATGCGGATGGGAGCCTGGCACTTGCCATAAATGCTGTCGTTCAGGCCGGAGCCTTCGGAAAAAATGATTTTCATATGGTTGCTTGTCCTCCTTTACACAAATCTTCCCCGGACGGTGTCACCTTTCTTGGTGCCGTGGACTTCCACCAGCTCAAAGGTGCCTTCCCCCTCGCTGGCGGTAAGGCCATCGGCCTCCACCTTCATCTTCACGCCCACCTTGGCCGCGTCGTACTGCGCTTTCAGCTGGGTCTCATAGATGCAGTCTCCCTCCACCCGGGTCACAGGAATCACCTGGCCGTCGGCGGCAGTGACATCCGCCATGCACATGTAGGGGGGTGTGTCGGTGCTGGCCAGGCTCAGAGCCGCCAGCTTCCCCTCGCTGACGGTAAGCATCTGACCAGCTTTATACGTACCAGCAGCGGCGCCCAGGTACTCCCAGGGCAGCATAGCGCCGGTATCACGTTTCACAGGTACAAACACAGTTAGTTCCCTCCTTGATACTTGTTGTAATAGGCCTGAATCTCGGCCTCACTTGCGTTGGGGTTAAATGCTCGGAACATAGCCATCTCAGACCGCGGAACCGTAACCGCCCCCGCTCCCTGTTGGGTACCAGATGTGAGGTGGCTTTTGCTGCGTGCCAGGTTCTGGGCCTGCTGCCGGGCCGCGGCAGCAGTCTGCTGGGTGAGTTCATCATAGTGGGCCAGCTTGTAGGCATCCACAAAGGTGTTGCCCCGCTTCACCAACTGGTAAAACTCCTTGGCACGGGGCATGGTGAGAAGATCCTGCACAGTCTGGATGTTGGGATTGAACTGGCGGATCTGGGCCAGCTCGCCCTCCAGTTTCACCCTGTCAGCCTCTGCTTGCGCCTGGGCCGCCTTCTCCTCGCTCTCCCGGATGATCTCAGCCGCTTTCTGGATGGTCGGATTCTGGGCAATGAGTTTCCCGATTCCGTCCACCGTCAGCTTTCCTTCCTGGAGATCCTGTTGCATTTTGGCCTGGTCATACTCCTGTTTCCAGGCCCGATACTCCTCCATGTTGGTGATGGGAGCACCAGTGACGGTATTTTTCAGCCCTGCTTCTGCAAAAAAGGACTGAATTTCCTTGTCTCTCCGCTCCCGCTCCTGGGTAACCGCTTGGTTAATGGCGGCTTGGGTCTCTTCCCGGCGCCGTCGGGCAGCGTTTTCCCGTCGCTGCTCCAGGCTCATCTCCCCCGGTTTGGTGGGCTGCTCCTGGTCCTGGACAGGCTGGTCTTGCTCCTGCTGGGGCTGTTCCTCCCCAAAAGCACCTTCCCGAGACTCTTGCTGAGGTTCTTGCCGATTCTCCACCCCCTGAGATTCCACGCTGACAGATTCATGGTTTTCAATCTGTTCCACCGGATCATTGGGGGCAGGTTCTTCCTGCTGTACTTGGGGCTGTTCCAGCCCCAGACCTTCGTAAATCTGAGATTCAGTCAGTTCCATGGTTGTTCCTTTCCTGTTTGGATGTTCCCGCTATCCCTGCGTATTTTCCATTGCTCCCAGCTTACTTGCCGGTGCGCAGATCCTTGCCGGTCTTGACGGTGCCCGTCTTGGCCGCCGTGGTCTGGTGGGGTGCCTTCACCACCTGGGTGCCGGTGTTCTGAATCCGGCCGATATATCCCTTCTGCTCGTTCACATCATTCCCCCCTCTCCTTGAATTGGCATTTTCCCGCTGTTGCCCTGCGTCATATTCGCCATCTGCGACGGCCCAGCCGCTTGCGCCTGCTTCTGTGCCGCCTCCAGCTGTCGTCTCATACGTTCCTCCAGGGCCTGCTTAGTGCTGCCAGCCCCCGGATAATGCAATTCCTCCATTTTGGTCCAGAACAGGGTCAGCGTCTCCACTGCCGTGGGATCTCCGAAGGCACCGGTCTGGAGGTTTTGCCGGGTCTCCTGCCACATGGCCTCGCGGTTATTGGCCAAAGGTCCCGTGGTATCCACGGAAAAAAGAAATTGGTCGTTCCAGTAGTACTGGCCATCCTCGTCCCGCTCCAAAAAGTCGTACCGGTTAAATTCCTGGTACTTGGTATGCCCCTGGGCATCTTTGGACGTGACAGGTCTGGGCTCATCACCGTAGGCCAGCCAGAACTTAAACATCATGCAGAACAAATCTGCATATGCTTTGTTCTTCATCACCCGCTTGCTCTCCAGTCGTCCAGCGGCCTGGGCTGCCGAAAACTGCTTTGCCTTTCCACTGGTAGCGGTGGTGTCAGTGCGTCCCTGGAAGGAGTCCGTAATGCCCAAGGTCTGCCGCGCCTCCTCGTAGACGTTGGACATATAGAGCAGTTCGTACTCCAAGTCTCCCTTGAAGTCATATACTCCGATCATGGCCTTATCTGCCGCCGATCCGATATACCACCGCTCATTGTCGTTGGAATCCACCCTCAAAGAAGCATTGTCCGGCAATGTAATGCGGGTTCCAGCCTTCATCATCCGGTCAATGATCTTCTGCTCCAGGCGGTTGATGGTGTTCTGTTGGTCCGCGATCATATCCACATCCGAGTTGCCCAGCAGCTTTCCATACACAGACACGCTGCGCTGCAATACGATGGGGAACATCCCTGGCTTGTAGAATGGGATGAGTGTGGGGCGTAGGACCGGCTGTCCATTCTCATCCAGGTCAGGAGTTGCGCCCGGAATCTCCATTCCGTGCCTTGTGGTGATGGGCAACATGACCTGCTCGCACTCCTGCACTTCTCCAGTAAACTCCTCACAGCCGCACCAGGGGCACGGCCCGCCGTCGTACTCCACCGGTTCCTCCGGCTTCCCAGGCTCTACCGGGAGGCCACTCAAACCTCCCGCTCCTCCCATCGCGTCGGATGCCATCTGATGGGCCAGCATCTGACCTGCTATCTCTTGACGGAGTATTTCCTCCTCACTGGCAGTCCGCTCCACCCGGCGCTGTACCAGCTGTCCAGGCAGAGGCTTGACGCGGCCGCACTCCTTGCACACCGGCTGGCGACGGGCCTGGTAGTCTTCCAAGTCCTCCAGTTGAATGTCATTGACCCAGCAATACCGGTTGATCCCGCCCTTGGTATTTTTCTCGTATCCCACATAGCGGGTCACTGCCTCCTTCTCCGTGCTCTCTCCAGTGGCACTTCGCACATCCGGCTCGCTCTCGCTCTCGGCATCCACATCTACCCCATACTCCCGCAGGATTGCCCCCTTGGTGGTTGGAATTTTCACGATGATCCAGTCCATGTCTTGGATTCCCGTGTAAATCCCGGGCTGAGGCGCCAACTGTTTGGGGTGCAACATACGCACCACCTGTGTGCCCACCGTGTCGTGGGTGCGCTCCCGGTTGTCCCACTCCACCAGGAAGGCCACACCGCCCTGGATGGGCACTGTTCGCTCGGCCAAGTCGTTGATGTCCTCAAAGGGCAGGCGGTCCAACTCATTGCGCAAGAAGTTCTCGATGATCTCGGCCAGCTTCTCGTCCTCCTTACGCCGGGGCGTCACCTTGGGCTGGGGGATGGTGCTGGAAACCTGGGTTTCTATGTTCTCAAAAACGATGTTGCGCACATGGCTGGTCTTTCTTGGGCCTCCGTCCCGTCTGGTATCCCCCGGAACCAGTGGGCGAAGCTGGTTATCTCCGTTGTAAATCTGCTCCCGCCGGTCCATTTTTGCGTACTCAGCAGAGTATTCGGCGTTGCTGTCTGCCAGTCGTTGCTGCCATGTTTCCAGCTTGCTCCACTCCGCCTTTGTCTTTTCTTTGTCCATGCGTCCTCCTTACCTGGGGGGCGGCCCCCATAGCTTCATCATCATTTCACGCTCTGCCTGACCTGCCCGCTCCCAGTCCTGCCACATATCAGCGCTCCATTTCGCCGCGCTGGTCTCCTGTGGTCTCATGATTTGCATGGACTGCTGTGGGCGCACATAGTGGGCAATGGCCAGGGCCATGATACAGTCATCGTGGGCTCCCGGCTCTGCCTCTGGGCGCATCTTATCGTTGCGCACAAAGGTGAGCATCTCCTCCAAGGTCGCCTTATCGTTGACCCCTCCCAGATGATCCCGCATCACTCGCACCAGCTCCGCAATGATCACCGGCCGGGTGAGCCGATCGGTGCGGAATCCATAGGCGTGTCGGATTTTTCCGTCGAAATCGTCCTCTACTTCTCGGACATAAATCTTCTTGTATCCCATAAGCCCCAGCAACTTCACCGGGTAGGTGGAGAAATTACACTCCGGGGCCAGCAAGGCCCGGTTATAATGCAATCCCAGGCAGTACAGCTGCCTGGTGTAAGTGTCCTCGTCGTATTGGTGTCGCAGGGTACACACCTGTGCTCCTGTGACGTTGTCCAGGACCTGGGCCACAAACCAGTCCGATCCATCCCCAGCGGTATCTCCGCCAATCACATATGGCCGCCCAGGCTGGGGTGGCTTGTAGATTTTGATGGGCCCGCCCCTCTCTTCCACCCATCGGATGTTGGACAGGTGGATGCCGTCGGGCGCAAGGTCGTATTCAAAGAACCCCTCCCGCTCCGGCTTGGTCAAGTGCGCCAGTCGCTCGCCCACAGCCTTGCCATTGAACACCGTTTTACCCGTCACGCCCCACTGGCCCAGGCAGTAGACCATGTAGTAATATTCGTCGGTCTCTTTGAAGTCCTCCAGGGTCCGGATGGCCTCCGGAGTGAGAAAACGGTTGTCCTTATAGGTGCTCTCATGCACTCTCGCCCGCGGGTCCTTACGGTCAAAGAACCTCTTTTTCAGCCAGTGGGTGATACTGATGGGGTTAAAGCTGATAATCATCTGGAGATACTGGTTGAAGTCAGTGCGAAGACGGATGTCCAGCTGGTTGAAGTCCCCCTCCTCCAGCTCTGAGGCCTCCTCGATCCAGATGCCGGTAATGTTGAAAATAGACTTTAGCTTCTCCACGTCGTCCAGGCCTGCAAACAGTATGGCGCTGCCATTGGAAAAGCGGATGGTCATGTCCGACTTGTTGATCCTGGCCCCTGCATCAGGGTAGAAGTCCCCAATCTGTCCTACCAGCTGAGCCCAACAGCTTTCCCGCAGCGTGCGGGCCACTTTGCGGCACACCAGCCAGCGGTGCCCCGGCTCCGTGGTCACCCGCTCCAACACCTTGCGCCCGGCAAAAATACTCTTGCCACTGCCGCCGCCCCCTTTCAGAATCAGGAAACGGTGCTGGTCAAAGAACAGGGGAAGGAATGTCTCATTGTTGGTCTCTTTCAGGCCCTTGTACCACTGGGCAACCTCTACGGCCCGGTTCAGCTCTTTCTCGTTCACGGCCCGTCTCCCACCTCAGACGGCACTCCCTGCTCCCACAGCTCCCGGAGCAGGGCCAGCTTCTCCTGTGTGGTGAGGGTCTGGGCCTCCCTGGTCTGCGGCCCTGCCTCTACCTCCACCTTCTGCGAGTAGCCATAGTTGTTTTGCAGGTTGAACATGATGCCTTTGACACCCTTATCCGACCTGGTGAGCAGCTGCTCCTCGTTCCACAGTCTCAGAATGCTATTCACCCACTCCGTGGCCTCCTCCAGCTCCGGGTGGGCTTGATGGTCGCACCACCTGGCCCAGGTAGCGCGGTGGATGCCCAGATGCAGGCACAGGCCCACCACCGTGGGTGGGATGAGGTATTCCCGGGCACGGATGACCTCCCCCCGGTCATTGAGCACGGCCTTCTCCTCCATGATCATGTGCCCCTTGTCATCCAGGTTCCCAGTCGGCACCTGCTCTGTAACTTCCACGGTCCGGCTGATGGAGTCCAGGTATTTCTCAGCCGCTTCCCTGAGTGCTTTCGAACTCTTGAATTTCCTCTCCCTGGCCATGTCCCCTCCCCCTTTCTCGCTGCCGCTCTTGCAATTTATCCTTCAGCTGGGCCATGTGTACGATCCGCCCCAGCTCTTCCTCCGGGGTGCTATCCACCAACTTCCCGTAGGTGATGCCCCTCCGTCGGGCCTCCCCGGCCAGAATCTCCAGTGCAGACCGCATACCCTCACCTCCCAGTGCTTTTATTTTATTTTATCATCCATTTTTCCACCTGTCTGATTCCTAAACGCACATTTCACGCACCTAAGTGCACAATTTGGGCAGCACAAGCGGCCGAACCCATTTCGTTCGGCTGTTCGTGCTGCCCGATGATCTGAATTTCTATCACGCACGCGCAAGCGCCCCCCTACGCGCGTGTGTCGTGTCGCATTTGACCAGGCTATGAAATTGTCACGCCGCCCGCTCCGGCGGGTCCTCGTCTGGATCCTCGGTAAGCGCCTTTGCGGTGATGTATCGTATGTACTGCGCTCCGCCGAGCCGATACTCACGGCGATAGAGCAGCCGAGCCCCACGAGGCACCGCCAGCTCAGCCCCGCTCTTTGCGATCCGATCCTTTGCTTGTGGCTGTCGGAGATTCCGGGTCGGGATGTATTTCTTCGCGTCCGGCAACCGGCGCACCTGGTTCATCAGATATTCCGCCAGCCCACTCTGATCATGCACCCGCCACAGCCGCTTATGATGAGTGCTCCCCAGCTCCCACTTGGCCAGGGCAATCTCCACCGCCCGCTCGTCCATGATCACGTGATGATGCACCCGCTTGTGCTCCCCCGTCTTCCCGTCCATGTCCGATGTCACTGCCAGGCATCGGAAGGACATTCCTTCCTGCTTGCAAGCCCGCCGCACACGCCGCATCCAGAGGCGGAGCTGGTGGTGAGCAGCGTGATACAGCTTGTCCGCCCACTCCTCTCCATCGCCCTCTCCGCCAATGTACTCCACCCCGTCATCCGAGTATCCCAGCCGAACCAGCACACCTCCCTTCCCCTTCGGCCAATTCAAATTGATCAGTCGGGCCAGGCGCTTGGTTGCCTGGGATTCATTCACCGTCTGCTTGTTCACCTCTGCCTTCAGGCGCCGCTCGCTTTTCGTGGGCCGTTGTCCGCTTATCCAATATTTTATTTTTTCAGCAATGGACCCGCACTCCCATGTGCGGATCACCCAGTACCCTTCTCCCATTTTTCTCCGGCCCCTCTCTTTTTTGTCTGCTTGGTTCTAAACTTAGGCTTCAAGCGGGTCCATATAAATACGCGCGTGCGTATTTATATAATGTGCCCTCTCACTTCCACAGATGGACCCGGCTCTTGGCCCACCTGTGGAAATGCCCAGGCGGCCTAAAGAAGGTCGTCTGGGAATGCTTCCATGAATTTTTTCATCGCTCTGTAAATCGTGGTAGACGACGCTATGTGGTGTTTTTTGAGCACGTCTTTGTTTTCCTCATCACTCGTTAAGTAATCCCGGAGGGCCTCCCAGTTTTCTCCGGCAGCCGCGCGCAGCAACTCGTTTACCTTCTTTTTCTTCTGCTCCGGCATGCTGTGATATCGTTTCATGGCAAACCAGATTGCCCCTTGTCGGTTGTATGGCACATTCACCGATCGTCTGACCCTAAATTTCCTCAAAACTCTTCCCCCTCCTCGTCCATCATTTCTTGCAGGGCCATCTCGGTCAATCCCTGCACAATGTCGTCCTGCAGTTCTTTTGCAACCTCCCTCATGTGGTCAACTGTCAGGTGTAAGTATCCCTTGGCCATTCCGCCCCCCTTCAGCAGTAGAAACACGCCCACCGCTTCCACCTCGTCCTGCTCCACCTTTTCCAAAGACTCGGCTACGAATTCCTGCCACTGCTCCAGTGGCTTATCACCTACCACGATAATTGCCACACCCGCTCACCTCCATCTTGATCTGCTCCGGCGGAATCTCTCTGACTTCAACAACCCTAGACGATCCCCAGTGCTCCACCAGCATCCCCAGGGCTTCCTTGACACCCTGTGCCTCCCACGCCTGGGCGTCCACTATAACCTTGATTTCAAGCATACATTCTCCTTCACCAGCTCCGCATTCCTGGCCAGCGCAATCTCCAGCATCAGGTTTGCTTCGGCCGCCTCTTTTTTTGCCCTTTCCGCCTCCTGGATGAGCCGGACGTTGGCTGACACTTCTTCCTTCGGTGAGCTGTCTGCCTCTGCTATGCTCTGGGTCTCAGCAGCTCCAAGAGCATAGCCCAGTGTAAAAGCCGCCACGACCACCACGGCAGCCACAACCATCATCATTTCTGCGCTCATCCGCAATCATCCTCCAACCCGTTCAATTATTGCCGGAGGCTCAGGCCCCAGCAGCAGCGGCTCGCGTGCGTCCACCCTCCAGGTGTCTGTGCTCCCGGAGTCCAAAAACAGCTGGTGCCGGATCACCTGCCAGATGTCCTCGGCTATCAGCTGCTGGTCATCCTTGGGCGGAACCTCATAGCCCCAAAGGATTTTACCGGCAGCTTC